TACGATGATTGATCTAATAAATAAGAATCTAAGAAATAACATTGTGTGAATAGATCTAAAGGTGATTTTGTAACTGGAGAACCTGTAAGTATTCTTCTGTATTTTGTAAGTGGTCTCAATGATACTATATTTTTAGTACGTTTAGCTGCAGGATTTTTTATAGTGGTAGACTCATCTATACCCATTAATACTTTATGGCTATTTAAAAACCTTTCCGCAAACTGCATACCTTTTTTAGTAGAGAATGCCTCTACATTCATAATTAATATGTGAAGCTCTGCACCAGTCTTAAACAGAGGTTGTAGATCTTTTGCTTTTGGATCTGTTCTCCATAAACCAACTCTTTTCTCTATATAATCAGGCATATGGTTCGGTATTTCACTATCAAACCAGTTCTTATAAACACCTTTTGGTGCAACGATTAAAGCACCATTTATCTTGCCCGCATTGTAAAGCATAGCAATATTATCAATTAATACTTTTGATTTACCGGTACCCATCTCCATAAAGTACGCAAAAACTTCTTTATCCCATGACATTTCAAGGGCTTTCTTTTGATGAGCAAAAGGCTTGCTTTTATATTTGTAATGCATAATATATTTTAACTTTCTATTGGAAGCGTATATATTATGTGTTATTAAATGTCAAGAAGGATATATTATTAATGGCAACAGTCTTTGTTATACAAGACATACCAGGATCTAAAATAGGTGCACCTAAAATTAATATTATAGGAGCAACAGAATTTGGTAATTTAAAAGTATTATTACCAGAAAACTCACAGATCATTTTGAGTCCGGCATATGTAATACAAACTTTACGAAAAAAACTACAAGAATATAAAAAAGAAGACTATTTACTACTTACAGGTGATCCTGCCATAATTGGTGTGGCCTGTTCTATAGTATCTGATATTACCAACGGTAAATACAACCTACTAAAATGGGATAAACAAGAAAGAAAATATTACCCCGTAGAAATAGATTTATATAAGACTTGACAATAATATAAAAACCTATATATAGAAAGACAAGAAAGTTATGACAAAAATAGATTTTGAAAAAGATAGAATGCAATCGGTGGAGCAGATAGATTCCGCTAAACGATTATCCGACAAAGTGTTGGAGTTAAAAGATTTAGAAGATGAGATTGCAAATGCAGAGCACTCTTTAAAAAAATTAAAAGAGAAAGCAAAAGTAGTTTCGTCTGTAGAAATACCTGCAATGATGGATGACATGCAGATAACAAAATTAAAGCTGAAAGATGGTGAGTCCGTAGAGATTAAAAAAATATACGGCGCATACATACCTCCGGAACAACAGGAGGCAGCTTTTAAATGGCTTCGTAACAACGGCTTAGGTGATATTATTAAAAATGATATTACCGTTACCTTTGGTAAAGGCGAAGACAACAAGGCGGCAGAATATGCTGTCCTTGCAAAAGGTCAGGGGTATGAGCCAGTCCAAAAGATTGGTGTTCATCCCCAGACTTTAAAAGCAATGGTCAGAGAGCGTCTAGAAGCAAACCAAGATGTTCCGTCTGACTTATTTAAACCGTTTGAGGGTAACCAAACGAAAATAACAAGGAGAAACTAGAAATGAGTGACGCGAAACAAGTAGCAACTAAGAAAGAAAACCTGCCTTCAGCTTCATTGTTTGAAGCAGATGCGCAAGCTGGTTTTGAGAATGTGAAGACAGAAAGTCTGGCTCCACCTATCTTAAAACTTTTACAGAATGGATCAGCAGAAGCACAGAAACGTAATCAAAATTATGTTGAAGGTGCAGAACCTGGTATGTTCTTAAACACTGTTACGAAACAGTTATATGATGGTGATAAAGGAATACAGGTTATTCCATGTCATTATAAATTAGAATACCAAGAGTGGGCAGATTATGGAACAGGTTCAGGTAGACCTGAAATGATTTATCCAGATACTTCGGATATTCTAGATAAAACTACAAAGGGACCAGATGGTAAAGATAGATTACAGAATGGTAATTATATCTTAACTGTTGGTCAGCACTTTGTAATCATTATAGGTGACAGAGGTTCTGAAACTGCAATGATATCAATGAGTTCATCTCAAGGTAAAGTTAGCAGAAAATGGAACTCCATGATGAAGTCTATTAGTTTAGATGGTAAGAATGGTCCTTATACACCACCATCGTTTAGCCACATATATAAATTATCTTCTGTATTAAATACAGGAAAAGGTAATCAATGGTATGGCTACAACGTTGAAAAAGTTGGAATGCTAGAGGATGTCAAGATGTACGAACGAGCGAAGAAGTTCTACGAAGGCATCAAGAATAAAGCATAAATGATTTTGGGGGTTGTGATCCATAACTCCACACCCCCCGAAACACAAAGTGGTGATGTCAGACGTAGATAAATTTATAAATATATTTGAAGGTTCGTATAGTGCATACGGTCAAACTAGAAAGACAGATGAGTTTGATGAAAGAGGAAAGCACAAAACAAAATCTTTTATAATTAAACAAAAGCCAACCAAACAAATGTTCTTTGATCATTTGAAAGGTAAAGATCCTGCTCTTGGTATTATTCCTATAAACGAAGAAAACAAATGTAAATGGTCATGCATAGACATTGATGTATACAATGGCTTTGATCATAAAGAGTTAATTAAAAAAATAAGAGAGTATAAGTTTCCATTATTAGTATGTAGATCTAAATCAGGTGGCGCACACGTATTTTTATTTACAGATAAGTTTGTGCCTGCAGCATTATTTAGAAGTAAATTAAAAGACATGGCTGCTAAATTAGGTTACGCAAACGCAGAAATATTTCCAAAACAAAATAAAGTAGATATGAATAAAGGTGGCACGGGTAGCTTTTTAAATTTACCTTATCATAATGCGTTGTTGTCTGTGAGATATGGAATTAAAGATGATGGGTCAGCAATGGATATATATCAATTTTTTGAAGCGCATAATAAAGTAAAACTAACAGAAGATCAACTCTCCAAACTGTCTATCCAAGAAGAAAAAGTAGTTGACAATCTACTTAAAGGTGCGCCACCATGTTTGGTTACAATCGCAAAACAAGGAATACCAAACGGTCAAAGAAACAATGCACTTTATAATTTTGGTGTGTATTGTAAAAAAAGATTTCCTGATACATGGGATAGAGAACTCTTCAAATACAATGATGCTTACTGTGAACCACCATTAGATAAAAAAGAAGTAGATACATTAATTAAATCTATTGATGGCAAAGAGTATAATTATAAATGTAAAGATGAACCTATTGCATCTTATTGTAATTCTAAAAAATGTGTTATGCAAGAGTATGGCGTGGGTGATGGTGTACCTGAAACAGAAATAAAAGAGATACAGAAGTATGACTCTGATCCACCACTATATTATGTAACAATCGGTGATGAACAAGTTGAAGTAGAGTCACAAGATTTACACGAGCCAGATAGATTTTCACTTAAGTGTTTAGAACAAATTAATCAAGCCATGCCACCAGTAGGTAAGTTAATCTGGAGAAAAGCAATTAATAAATTATTAAAAGATACGATACCAATAGAAGCTCCAGAATCTACAAAAGTAGATGTGCAGCTTAAAGAGTTACTGGTTGACTACACAACAAAGATACCTGGAAAAGACTGGGCAGATATATTACGTGGACTATCTTTTACAGAGGATGAAGTAAGTTATTTTAAATATAAAGACTTTTGGAAATATATATTAAGGACAAAACTTTGGGACACAAAGAAATACACTAAAGCTAAAACTGCTAGAATGTTAGAAACTTTGTTTGGAGCAGAAGAGATACCCGGTAAAATAAATAATAAGAGTGTAAGATACCTTGCCATAAAACAACAAGAAGTTAATAAACCGATTGTAAGAAAGACAAAAATGAAGGAGCCACCTTTTGCGTAGAATAATTATTCCTGGTCCACCGGGCACGGGTAAAACACATAGACTCATGGAGCTATTAGATAACGAATTAAATTTAGTTAAAACAGATCCTGAAAAGATTGCATACATAGCGTTTAGTAACGCTGCAGCTAATGAAGCTAAAAAAAGAATTACAAACGATAAAATAATTGTGAGCACTATGCATGCTCTTGGTAGTAGAGAGTTACAATTAAATACTTCTTCTTATTTACTAAAAGGAGAGAAGTGGAAAGGTTTTAAAAACTTCTCTAACATATGTGCTGACCTATCTTTTGAAAGTTATATTAACGAATCAGGATACCCACAATACAAAAATACTCACATGAAAATTATAGAATACGCCAGAAATAAAAGGCTATCACTAGCTGATGCTGCTGTAGAACTTGATTTACATTACAGCGTAGACATCTGGTTAACCGAACAAATCTATGCAGATTTAGAAGCATACAAAGAACAGACAGGTATGTTTGAATACTCTGATATGATTTCCAAATTTGTCGAGGAGGACAAGTGTCCACCACTACACTGTGTTTTCCTCGATGAAGCCCAAGATCTAAGTCCTCTGCAATGGGACATGTTCTTTTACATAGAAAGTAAGTGTGCTCGTTCATACATTGCAGGGGATGATGATCAAACTATCTATACATTTCAAGGCGCAGACCCAAATATATTTATAGATTTAAAAGGACATTTAGATCCACAGATACAATCACGTAGAGTTCCCAGAAAGATTCATAAGTTAGCAGAATCTATTTTCCCTCACATGACAACTCGTCTGGCTAAAAAGTGGGAACCAAGAGACGCTGATGGTAAAGTTATCTATAATGTAGACTTCTTTTCATTAGATTTATCGAAAGAAAACTGGATGATACTAACTAGAACAAATAAGATGATGGAAAGATTACGAGAACATCTGTACGATTTAAATTTAAGATTTGACTCTAAAGCTCAAGAATTATTACCCAATAAATTATTAACTGCGTATAGAACTTGGATAAGATTAAATCAAGGTGCCTTTGTTAATAAGGACGAAGTAAAAGATTTGTGGGACTATCTTACTGTAAAACAAGGACATCTTGTAAGAGGATACGCAGGCGGTAAGACTCTAGAAACTATTGACTCAATTAATATCGAAGGACTTAGAGAACATCACGGGCTTCGAGCAGCGGGGAGCTGGGAGACATTAAACATCCCAGAGGCAAGTAAAAACTACATTAGAACCATTCTAAAGAATGGTGATGATCTAATGAAACCTGCAAGAATAAAATTATCTACAATACATAGTGTAAAAGGTGAAGAATGTGATAACGTTGTTTTGTTTACAGATTTAGAAAGAATCATCTATGAGTCAGCGCAGAGAGATTCTGATCCGGAACATAGAACTTTTTTTGTAGGTATAACAAGAGCAAAAGAAAAACTATTCATAACCAATCAAGATTATGAATATCAATATAACATAGGAGGACCATTAATATGACAAACGTAGATATGTTCGATAAAATGAGACCACAATCAAGGCAGGTAGGAGGTTCACATTACAAAAATTTTCACATACAGCCGTATGAGTTTATTTCTAAAAATAACCTATCCTTCTTCCAAGGATGTGTTGTGAAGTATGTCTGTAGATATTTATCTAAAAATAAGATAGAAGATCTGGAGAAGATAATTCACTATTGCGAATTAGAGATACTTAAGTTACAAGATAAGAAAAAGAAATAATGTTTACAGCTCAAACAGAATGGGATTGCCCTGAAAACTTTCCAGATTTATCTGATGCAAAGTATATTGCGATTGACTTAGAAACAAAAGATCCTGATTTAAAAGCAAAAGGATCTGGTGCAATACAAGGGCATGGTGAAATAGTTGGTGTTGCTGTAGCTGTAGACGGTTGGTCTGGTTATTATCCAATAGCACACGAAGGTGGTGGCAATATGGATAAGAGGATTGTTTTAGAGTGGTTTAAAAAAGTTTGTGCAACTGACGCTGTAAAAATTTTTCATAACGCAATGTATGATGTGTGTTGGATAAAAGCATACGGTATTCCTATTAATGGTCACATTATGGATACTATGGTTATGACATCATTAGTTGATGAAAATAGATTATGGTATACATTAAATAGTATTTCGTTTGATTATCTTAGAGAAGTAAAAGATGAGAAAGCTTTGAAAGAAGCTGCAGAGTCCTGGGGTATAGATCCAAAAAAAGAATTATATAAACTACCAGCGATGTATGTTGGAAGTTATGCAGAAAAAGATGCTGAACTTACATTAGAATTATTTAAAGTATTATCTAGAGAAATAAGTAAACAAAATCTTACAAACATATTTGATTTAGAAACACAGTTGTTTCCATGTTTAATAGATATGAAATTTAAAGGGGTGTGTGTCGATGTCGAACGTGCTCATAAATTGAAGAGAGAGTTATCACAAAAGGAAGAAGAACTCCTACTGTTAGTAAAAAAAGAAACAGGAATAGATGTTCAAATATGGGCAGCAAGATCGATCGCCAAAGTGTTCGACAAACTCTCCTTAACCTACCATAGAACCGAGAAAACCAATTCACCTTCATTTACAAAAAACTTCCTTTCAACTCATCAACATCCGATGGTTAAGAATATAGCAAAAGCAAGAGAGATAAACAAGGCACACACAACATTCATAGACACCATATTAAAACATCAATATAGAGGCAGAATACACGCTGATATTAATCCAGTTAGATCAGATCAAGGGGGTACAGTTACAGGTAGATTTAGTTATTCTAATCCAAATCTACAACAGATACCTGCAAGAAATAAAGACTTGGGACCTATGATAAGATCTTTGTTTATACCAGAAAAAAATCACAAGTGGGGTTGTTTTGATTATAGCCAACAAGAGCCAAGACTTGTGGTGCATTACGCAGCAACAACAGAGCCAATTCGTTTTGATAACTCCGTTGCAAGTATTGTAGAAAAATTTAAGGACAACACTGTTGACTTTCATCAAACAGTTGCAGACATGGCCAACATATCTAGGACACAAGCCAAGACGATCAATTTGGGTCTTTTCTATGGTATGGGTAAAGCAAAACTACAAGCAGAATTAGGATTGAATACTAAAGAAGAAGCAGAAGATTTATTTAATACGTATCACACGAACGTGCCTTTCGTTAGAGATCTTATGAATTATACATCAAAGACAGCTCAAACGTCAGGATCTATTGGCACTTTACTGGGACGTAGGTGTAGGTTTAATAAATGGGAACCAAATCAATTTGGTATGCATAAACCCATGGACTATGAAGAAGCAGATAGAACTTATGGTAGAGGTAGAATCAGAAGAGCATTTACGTACAAAGCGTTGAATAAATTAATACAAGGTTCAGCTGCTGATATGACAAAAAAAGCTATGGTAGATTTATACAAAGAAGGTGTGGTCCCACATATACAAATACATGATGAGTTAGATATCTCAGTTGAGTCTGATGACGCGGCAAAGAAAATAATTGATATTATGGAGAATGCTGTTAGTTTGGAAGTTCCCAATAAGGTTGACTATGAATCAGGCAAAACTTGGGGTGATATTTATGGATAATTATGGCTTACTTAAACGCAAACATTCCTGTAGAATACGCTCAAATAAGGAGAGAATATTTATATGATCTTAAAAGTCATCATGGCGAAGTTGAAGACTGTATTATTTTCGGCATTAGTTCAATCACTGGTAAATCGCTTCTGTTCCATGCGATTATGGAAAACGGTGCGATCTTTTATAGACTCCCAATTACAGCGTTTATACAACGTGGTTTCAAAGCTGCCGATGTACCTAGGCGTAGATTGGACGAGCTTCAGCTTTGGAATTGTTTCAGTTATTATCCTTCTGTTCATTCTTGGGATATTCTAGAGGCACAGGCCGGTAAATACATAGGAAAAGACAAAAAATGGCATCCTGGTAAATATTTATTTACTGTTGACTTTGCTCACCCAGAACCTAATATACTTGACACGGATCATTCAGAGATACCGCACGAGCACAAATGCGCTCACATCATAGCTCTCGATGATGGGAACTATGCAGCACAACCTAACAATAGATGTATTTGGGACATCCCTTCATTTACTGTTAAAAATAATATACCTGATTGGAAAGTGCAGACATCTGAATGGAACGTTGAAAACACAAGTAAATGGAAGACAGCAGACACTGATGACTTCTTTTACGAAATTGAGGAGAAGAAACATGAAGAGAAATAAAATTCAAAAAGTTTGGGACAGAATTGTTCTAACTGTTAAGAATGTTTGGGAAAATATTGTTTCAAGATTCAACAGGTAATTTATGGCCCTAAAAATTTCTGAGTCAGCAGCTGTACAAATGCCGATGAAGACGGTTGCTAGTTTGATCGCGATGGTTGCCATCGGGACCTGGGCTTTTTTTGGAGTACAGGAAACACTTAATCAACACTCAACTCAAATAGAGTTGATGCAAAAAGATTTAGATGCTAACTCAGAGTTTAGAATTAAATATCCAAGAGGTGAGTTAGGTCAATCAGCTGGAGAAGCAGAGCTTTTTATGATCGTAGAGCACGTTAGTGGTTTACTAGAAGATGTAGAAGAAGAGATTAAGGGTATGAGAAATAATGCCGTTAACATAGAATTTTTAAAGAAAAGAACAGAGAAGTTAACTGAAGATGTGGAGAAACTAATTAGAAATGGACCGAAACACTAGAAAAATTTTAGATTATATTTCTGATATGGAAAAGAAGGCTAAACAAATGAGTTATGTTAAGCATCTTAAAAAAGAAGTAGAGATTGGTGCTAACGGAACACAAAAATATATGGTAAAAGAAGGGCCAAACAAAGGTAAAGTATTATGATAGAAACTGTATTCGCACTTATCTTAACGTTAAACGGAAATATGATAGAGCATGTATATAAAACCAACCTCAGCGATTGTTTGAAATCTAAGCGTATCGCGCAGAACGAGGTCAATCCTGAGAGAGTTGTATTTAGTTGTCAAAAAGTAAAGGCTAAAACAGAGATATACATGGATCGAAAGAAGATTGTTAAAATATTACCATAATGGAACCAATCTGTTACATTTTTATTATGCTATGGTTAATAGGGATATCTGAATAATGGAACCATTTTTTCCTATAAATACTCTTATAGCTTTTATATTGCTTTGTGTAGTAATATATGTAGGGTTAAACGATAACGATAAATTATGAAACTTACAGCTAACATAACTCTTGATGAGTTAACTAAGTCTCAAACTGCGGAGAGAAAAGGTATTAACAATAACCCTAATCCTGCGCAGATAGAAAATTTAAAGGCATTGGCTACAAATATACTTCAGCCGGTTCGATCACACTATGAGAAGCCTTTGATTATATCCAGCGGATTCCGTTGTGCCCAGCTGTGCATAGAAATTGGAAGTTCAGTTAACAGTCAACATGTGGCAGACAACAATGCAGCTGCGGCAGACTTCGAGATACCTGGCGTAGATAATAGAGAGCTGGCTCATTGGATTAGATCAGAGCTAGACTTTGACCAACTCATCTTAGAATTTTACCGTGACAACGAACCGTCGTCGGGCTGGATACACTGTAGTTATTCAACAGATCACAACAGAAATCAATCACTTAGAGCACAAAGGATTGATGGTAAAGTAACTTATACACCTTGGTTAGAATGAAGATTCCATTTAAATTAGGATATATTGATACTGTACACGGTATTTGTCCACACTGTAGCGAAGATACACTTTTAGTTGCCGTTGTAACTGATTATTATAAATGTACAATGTGTGGTGAAGAAACAAAACAATACATAAATGGTTCTATTAAATATCTAAAATTAAATGATCAGGACAGAGAATGGCTAAAAGAAAATCAGTCTTCGGAGTAGCCAACTACGTAAAGAAAACACCAAAGAAAAGACCTGGTAGACATACAAAGAGGTTAAATAAAAGAGTACCAAGACGTAAGAAGTATAGGGGCCAAGGGCGCTAATGTTTGAAAAAGTCACAATAATAACGTTGTTATATTTAACAACACTTGGAGATATTAAACAAGAATCGTTTGAAGTTGTATCAGGTGACAGCTGTGAGACTTGGTATACTGCAAATGTAAAAGTTAGTGAACGTAAACAGCGTAAACTATTTAGTAATCTGTATTATCACGAATATAAAGGTAAACAAGTTATTGGCTATGTATGTAGTGATGAACCACCACAGTAGTTTAGAATAATTCTAAACTTGATCGAAAGTCTTACATTTAAATTGCACAGTAATTAGTTTTTTATTAACTGTGTCTTCTCCTAATTCTCTCATCAAACCCATGGCATTAAGATAACCTGCGGTTGCACAGTCAAAATGGGTCTTATATTCACCTGCAGGCATTTCATTCATACAGGACATGTGGAGCGCCGAACACACCTGCATTATTAATAAAAATTTCATTTGACCCCTTGTATATTTTGAGTTAATGTCCTATATTGACAACAATATAAATAATAAAAGAAAGGTTATCAGATAATGACTGACTTTAGCAAGTATAAAAACATAACGGTCGATAATGACACGTATGCAACCATAACAAAACTACAAACGAAGTTAGCACAAGATGTTAAACTAAGTCGTAGTCAAGTTGTAAAAACATTAGTGAACGAGAAAGCGAGAAAGTTAAATGGCAGAATTAGCAAATAGCGGTGTATTCTTAGAACGTAAACTGACACCAGAACAAAAACTTTGGAAAGCAGTTTTATCTCAAGGAGTATACGAGGCATGTTCTAAAAAAGCACAAGCTTTGCCATTAACTTTTGGTGAAATGAGATCGGCTTTAGAATGGGTGGATCTTGGCAATAGAGACTTTATTACCGTATGTTTATTTGCAGGATATGATCCTGCTTACATATTTAGAAAAGCAAAGAACTTAGTGAGAATAAAAGATGGTTCGTAAAATTTGTAGTGTATGTATGGGTAATGGATACAGAAGAATCTGGAAAGATACGTCTGAAAAAGAAAAAATAACAATACAATGTGCAGTGTGTGAATCTGCAGGAGAGGTAGAAGATGAAGATTTTAATTATGATTATAGTGGTCTTAACATTGACAAGTTGCAGTAAAATACAATGGGGAGATTTTGAATGGGATCCAAGATCTGCTGTAGCCAGAATAACATTTGGAGTATCTAAATGACAATGAGTGATTTAGATTGTGCCAAAGAACAAATACGTGTTCTAGAATTTAGGAACGCGAAGCTACATGAACACAATGAAAAGATAGAAAGAGAAATAATTGAGTTGAGAAATAAAATAAAAGGATTAGAACAAATGCAAGTAGATCAATTTAGAAACAAAGGAGACATATAGTATGCCAAAAGAAGATATACCAATACAGATATTTAACTGGGGACCTTGTGTTGTAAAGTGTAAGATTAAACCCGAATATGGAAAACTGCTGTTAGATGAAGCTAAATTAAATAAAGATGATTTTAGAACTAGATTAGCAGGACAGATAGAAAAAGAAACAGGATATAGTGATGAATCTAAAAACAAAATTATACCTATACTGTCTCAATATTTAGGCGTGTATGATCAAGCATACCAACAATGGACACAGAAAGCTTTTGAAAAGAAACCTGAGTACATTATGTCTGCGCTTTGGATAAACTATCAGAAAGCCAATGAGTTTAATCCACCGCATGATCACGACGGTAAATTATCTTTTGTAATTTATTTAAAAATACCTGAAGAACTTAAAAAAGAAAACGCAGAGTATAAAGGTAAAAGCTGTGGACCAGGAGGCATACAGTTTATTTATGGTAATGGACCAAGAGAATGCATAACGTATATGTCATACTTTCCGGACGAGTTAGATATGTTTATCTTTCCTGCATGGTTGAAACATTGGGTAAGCCCTTATAAATCAGATTGCACGAGAATATCTGTATCAGGAAACGTTCATGACTCTGCACCTTTGAATAATATTATAAACTTTGCACCTGAGTATTTAAAAAGTAGAGATAAAAAGAAATAATGCGCTATACTTATAAAGTTAGAGAGTTGACCCAAAGTGAACAAGATAAAAAAGATAATGTTGTAGATTTGGGAGAAGCAAAGAACATGTATGCAATGTCTTTTAAAAAATTAAAGGGGCAGCTAGATCATAAGAAAGAATACTTTGTAGAGTATACAAACAAACATAAAAATTTCATATCAACTATAACAACAGGAAAGGAACCAAAATGATGAGAAAAGGAGACAGTTATAGAGTTTGTCCAAACTACGAAAGATTTTGGATAAGAGATACCAAGTACGGTCATCGTATTATTATACTACACAAAGACGGTAGTAGAGATGACATAGATCTTAGATGGCCTGATAGAACTAGAGATGAAAATGGCAGAGTCATTGAAAAGAGATGATGTTATATATCTAGCTGGTTTGTTTGATGGTGAGGGTTGCGTTACATATAAAAAATATTGGGACAGTAAAAGAAAAAATAGACCGAGAAAATACTTTTGTTGGCGCATACAAATGGAAATAGTAATGACAGATAAGAAGACAATACAATGGTGCGCAGATAAGTTTGGTGGCAAAGTACATAGAAAACCTAGAAAGGGACACAAGATGCAGTATAGATGGAGAAAAGGATTTAAAAACGCAAACGAAGTGGCAAAATTTATTGCACCTTTTTCCGTGACAAAACAAGAAAAGCTGTTAGAAATAGTAAATCATTATGTCAATCAAAAATAAGATAAAATTTAAGAAACCAATAGAAGAGAAGAAAGAGGAACTACATGAGAAAGATAGACCTAGATACGAAGAGCAGTCTGAAGAGGAATATCTAAGACATTGTGAGAGATTTTTTAAAGGATGGGAAGACGAAGGTAAAACTTAAAAAAAATGAGAAGAAAGAGAAGAGAAAGAATAGTCAATATAAAGTTAAAACCCGTAAGTTCTAATCATAGGCAACCGGGTGTATACATACATTATC